TGCACGAAAAGACACGGGGTTAGTTTTTTAGAGCAGAAATAGACATATGGAAATAAATGCAACATGCAAGATATGTGGGAAACCGTATATCAAGCGCAATGGCAAAACTAAATATTGTTCTGATGAGTGCAAGCGCGAGGCAACACGCATCCGCCAATTGAAATGGCGCGAAGAGCACCCTGATTATCACAAGGAATGGTGTGACGCGCATCCCGATTATGACAAGCAGTGGGCAGAAGCGCACCCTGACTATGCGAGGGATAGAAGTAGACGCAAACGTGGCACAGTGGAGGTCGAGCGTGAATGTGTAATATGCGGAAAGGCGTTTACCACAACTTTTCCACACAAGATTACATGTTCAACAAATTGCAGACGTAAGTTTCGGAACAGGCGCGGCGATACTCGTCTTGAAGGCAAGGTGGTTGATGCCGATATTACGCTTGAAAAACTATTCAACAGAGACGCAGGCAAATGTTACCTATGCGGTGAGCAGTGCGATTGGTCGGACAGGACCGAGAATGTAACGGGCATGAGGTATCCGTCAATAGAGCATGTAGTTCCTGTATCGCGCGGAGGTCTGCACTCTTGGGAGAATGTAAGACTTGCTCATTTTGGGTGCAATATCAAGAAGTCAAACAGGCTCCTTGCGGAGATATAGCGACATGAAGAAAGTAGTTTTTAAACTGGATATGGATGGGCTGACAGAGTTGAAAAAGTCAGCCGAAATGAAGGCCGTGCTCGAAGAGATGGGGAGCTCGGTGGCAAGTTCTGCGGGCGGCGATTACGACTACCGCGTGCATGACGCGGACTATACTTCCATCGTGAATATATACCCGGCCACAAAGGAAGCGGCCAGAGATAACTACGAAAACAATACGTTATTGAATGCGCTCGGAGCGTCCGGGCTGAGTATGAGGAAATAGTATGGACGAATACAGAGGTATCGAATACCTAAGACGCAAACTGAATGAAAAGCGCTTCAGAGTCAATCTGCGCTATTCACACTATGAGATGAAAAACGTAGTCATGGATCTCGGCATATCGACACCGCCGGATCTGCGTTACTGGATGGGAGCGCTCGGCTGGTGCTCGAAGGCAGTAGACTCTATGGCAGACAGGCTTGTTTTCAGAGAATTCGAAGACGACAATCTCGGAATGTCTGATATTTATCAGATGAATAATCAGGACATTCTCATTGATAGCGCGATCCTAGGCGCACTGATCTCATCGTGCGACTTCATATACATCGCAAAAGATGGCAACGGCGAAGTCAAGCTGCAGGTCATCGACGGCGGCAACGCGACAGGCATTATGGACCCGAACACGATGATGCTGACGGAAGGATATGCGGTATTGGAGCGCGATGATTATGAGGCGCCAATACTCGAGGCGTACTTCACAAAAGAGGCCACGTTCGTTTATAGGAGAGGCCAGCTCGAAGATGTATATAACAATCCAGCTCCATATCCTTTGCTGGTGCCGATGGTCAACAGGCCTGATGCTAAAAGGCCATTCGGCCATTCACGTATCTCACGGTCCTGCATGAATATCGTTTCTGCCGCAATAAGGACGTCAAAACGCTCGGAGATCTCCGCAGAGTTCTTCTCTTATCCGCAGAAATGGGCGACAGGCCTTTCCGAGGGCGCGGAGCGAATGGATAAATGGAAAGCGGCGATGTCGTCAATGATCGTATTCGAGAAGGATGAGGACGGAGATAGACCTACACTCGGACAGTTCCAGCAGGCGAGCATGACTCCGCACTCAGAGCAGATGCGCATGTGGGCGGGGCTTTTTGCTGGCGAGACAGGACTCACGCTTGATGATCTCGGATTCCCTTCACAGAATCCATCGAGCGCGGAAGCGATCAAGTCGAGCCACGAAACACTCAGGCTTGCGGCACGGAAGGCACAGAGAGATTTCTCCATCGGCATATTGAATGCCGGCTATATTGCCGCCTGTGTCCGCGATGAAATGGAATACAGACGCGAGATGATCACGCTAACAAGAGTAAAGTGGGAGCCGACATTCGAACCGGATGCCGCGATGCTCTCGATAATCGGAGACGGGGCGATAAAAATCAATCAATCAGTTCCGGGGTTCTTCGGAGAGGACAATTTGAGGGACCTCACTGGAATAGAAGCTAATTCCTGAAAGAGTTAGGAGGTATTGATGGAGGATGTATCACCAAAGCTGTATAAACAGATCCGGTCGCTGTTTGATAAGGCAGTGAGTTCGGACAGGACAATACAGCGATTCGAGAACCGTATCAGGGACGGCACTGCTACTCAAAAAGAGCTGAATGTCTACGCGCAGCTTTTAGGCAGGCACGCATCAAAGGCTTGTCAGACGGTGTTGATTCCTGAAAACTTGCCGAACGAAACCCTGTACTTCAACATAGCAGAGAACATCATCAAGCCTCTGCTGCTTGAAAACAGGGCGGAAGTCGTGAGCAGAGCTTCTGCGATCCACAAGCGAATGACAGCGGAGGCGGGCGTAGGCCTGAAGCCGGTCATTCCTCCGGTCAGAAAGCACGACATCAGAGTCAGCGCACTGATCGACGAGCTGACGGCCGACGGCATTACAGCCGAAAGCGTGTCAGCGCTCCTGGGCGACCCGCTTGCCACGATAAGCGCGAAAGCGGTGGACGACTTCATTCAGGCGAACGCGGAGCAGGCACAAACTGCAGGCTTTCAGCCGAAGATAATCCGTGAGTATGACGGAGTAGGACTTCACGAAGGCAAGGATGCCTGTGAATGGTGCCTGTCACGAGCTGGCGAATGGGACTACGGTGAAGCATACGATAATGGCGTATTCGAGCGCCATTCAGGATGCGGATGCCGTACCACATTCGTGCTCGGGGAGTTCTCGCAGGATGTATGGAGCAAGGCAGAATGGCAGACAAACAATGACGCCGCACGCTCAGAAGCCATCCGAGAGAAGCAGGAGGAGCTCATGGCCGGCACAAAGCGGAAAAGCAGGGAACGTGAAGCCCGCGAGGTGTTCATCCGTGAGCAGATGAATGCCGGCAAGACATTCAATGACGCGTGGACGGCATACACTAAAGCACAAGGGAGGTAACTATGGAAGTGGGAAGACAAGACCCCACTATTTCCGTAGTTATGAACTATACAGAGACTAAAGGCCAGGAAGCCGTAGACCTCTATGAGATCGCGGAGAAAAATGTCTATCCGTGGCAGTCGGCGCTGTGCTATGACATCATGGCTGTCAATGAAGAGGGGCTTTGGACGCATCAAAAGTTCGGCTATTCCGTACCTCGACGAAACGGCAAGTCAGAATGCGTCCTGATGCGGTGCCTTTGGGGACTGAAGAACGGCGAGCGAATCCTTTACACGGCGCACAGGGCAACGACATCTCACTCGGTGTGGGAGAGGTTAGAGCGCATGTGCAAGAAGGTGAGCATCGAGGTCGATTCGTCTTTCAGAGCATTTGGCAAAGAGCATCTATACTGTGGAGACGGCATCATCGAGTTCAGAACGAGAACATCATCGGGCGGACTTGGTGAAGGATACGATCTCTTAATAATCGACGAGGCTCAGGAATACACGCCCGACCAGGAGACAGCGCTCAAGTACGTTGTTTCAGACAGCCTTAATCCGCAGACGATAATGCTCGGGACTCCGCCGACCGCGATCAGCGCGGGAACGGTCTTCCCAAACTATCGTGCAGCGGTCCTGCGCGGCGACGGATACGAATCCGGCTGGGCAGAGTGGTCTGTTGACGAGCTCACAGATCCGACTGACACTGAAGCGTGGTACAGGACGAATCCATCTATGGGCTACCACCTCGACGAGAGGAAGGTGCGCGCAGAGATAGGAGAAGACCGAATCGACTTCAATATCCAGCGCTTAGGGCTGTGGCTTCAGTACAATCAGAAATCGGCAATCTCCGAAAACGAGTGGAAGGCGCTCGAAGTCGAGGAACTTCCGGCGCTGACCGGCAGACTGTTTGTCGGAATCAAGTTCGGAAACGACGGAGCGAACGCTGCGCTGTCCATTTGCGTTAGGACGGAAGACGGCAGACGCTTCCTCGAATGTTATGATTGTCGGCCGGTTCGGGACGGCTTCGATTGGATGCTGTCATTCCTCGAGAAGGCAGACATCGAAGCTGTGGTCATCGACGGAGCCGGTAAGGGCGACAACCTTGCTGACGCGATGAAGCAGATGAAACTCAAGAAGCCGATGCAGCCGAAAGTAGTCGAAGTGATTCGCGCCAATGCCACATTTGAGGCAAGCTTGAATGACGCAAGCATCTGCCACATGGAGCAGCCGAGCGTCACTCAAGTGGTGTCTAACTGTGACAAACGCGCGATTGGATCTAACGGAGGTTTCGGCTATAAGTCTCTGCGCGTCGGAGTGGACATATCCATTCTCGACAGCATGATATTGGCCAACTGGGCTTGTACGGAAAGCAAGCCACGGAAGGTCCAGCATATAAGCTATTAAGGGCGAGCCAATGGGGGCTCGTTTTTTATAGAAAAAACTACGGAACCCACCCGGTAAGTGGGGGAGGAAACAAAATGTCAGATTTCAAACCTATTGAGACGCAGGAACAGTTCGACGCGATGATAAAGAACCGCCTTGAACAGGCTGAGCGCAGTTTTCTTGAAAAGTACGGAAACTCGGAAGAACTGAAGACACAGCTTGGTGACAAGGACGGACAGATCGCAGAGCTGACCAAGAAACTTGAAGAGGCAACCAAGACCATTGACGGCCACAAGGCCGAGATGGAGGGGCTTAACGCTAAAGTGCTCCAGTACGAGACCGACTCGGTAAAAACGAGAATAGCACATGAAGAGGGGCTCCCTTATGAAATGGCTTCGAGGCTTGCCGGAGACAATGAAGAGGCAATCAGGGCTGACGCGAAATCACTCGCAAAGATGATGAAGAAGAATGCCCCGACACCGCCATCGTTCAATCCGGAGCCGGAGCCGCAAGACGCTAAATCTGCCGCATGGACGGCACTATCAAACCAATTAAGAAAGGAATAACATCATGGCAACTAAGACAGCAGCGGGAACAAACTTCCCAACAGCACTCGTAGCAGAAATGTTCAACACAGTACAGGGTCATTCCGCACTTGCTAAACTGAGCGGCGGAAGACCTATCCCGTTTAATGGCGAGACAACAATGGTGTTCTCAATGAACGGAGAAGCTTCAATTGTAGGTGAGGGAGCTAACAAGCCGGCAGGCGATGCTTCCGTAACACCAAAGACAATCAGACCAGTAAAGTTCGTTTATCAGCACAGAGTAAGCGATGAGTTCGTCTATGCTTCAGAAGAAGGCAGACTGAACTATCTTCAGACATTTGCTGATGGATTCGCAAAGAAGATCGCTCGCGGACTCGACATCGCAGCTATGCACGGCATTAACCCGGCAGACCTGGCTAACGCTTCTTTCAAGGCTACTAACAGCTTTGATGGTCAGGTAACTAACACGGTTACTTATGCAGCTGCAAATATTGATGCAAATATCGATGCGGCTATCGCTATGATCACAGCAAACGGCCGTGAGGTTAACGGCCTCGCTCTTTCACCAACAGCAGGCTCCGCTCTCGCTGCCATTAAGGTCAACGGTGTAGCTCAGTTCCCTGAGTTCAGATTCGGACAGAACCCGGATGCTTTCTATGGCATGGGCTCAGATGTTAACGGCACTGTATCTGTAACAGGCTCGGCTACCGGATCTGAGACAGACCACGTTATAGTTGGTGACTTCGCTAACGCTTTCAAATGGGGCTATGCGAAGGACATCCCTCTCGAGGTCATCGAATACGGCGATCCTGATGGTCAGGGCGACCTGAAGAGAACTAATGAAGTAGTTCTCAGAGCTGAGGCTTTCATCGGTTGGGGAATCCTCGACGCAGCCAGCTTCGCGAGAGTTAAGGAATAGTCATGCTTTACAGGAACGAGAAGACCGGCGTAGTTATAGATGTTACTAATTCGGTTTTAGGCGGCGACTGGAAGCCGGTCGAGAAAAAGGCAGAAAACAAAACCGCCAAAGAGCCGAAGCCTAAACAGGGAAAGGCAAAGAAATGAACGATTTTGCGACACTGAGTGATGTGCTCGCAATCTCCGGAACTAACTACACATCAGCGGAGCAGGAGCGCATCGAGACGCTCCTCCCGCTGGTCTGCTCTTCTTTGAGATTTGAAGCTGATAAGGTAGGCAAGGACCTCGACACGATGGCAGAAGACGCCTCGTACGCGAGCGTCCTCAAACTGGTCACCTGCGACATCGTCATCAGGGCTATGAGGCAGACGCAGACAGGCGACCCTCTGTCACAGGAAAGCCAGAGCGCGAATGGTTATTCGTGGTCGGGTACTTATGCCATCCCAGGCGGAGGCATAGCGAATGCGATCATGAACAACGACCTCAAGCGCCTCGGACTCCGCAGACAGAAATATGGAGTCATAGATTTCTATGCCGAAGATTAGCGGAGAAACGATAAGCCTCATCCCTCAGGTGGAAGGGGCACTCGATGCTCTCGGAGAACCGACTACAACCGACGGAACGCCTATCTCTGTTGAGAATGTCCTGATTTCGCCGGTAACGAGTTCCGAAGTATTGGACACGTTAAATCTAACAGGAAGAAAAGCAGTGTGTACGCTTTCGATCCCAAAAGGGGACGAGAACGAATGGGAAGACCAGGTGGTCTCGTTTTGGGGCCATCGCTGGAAAGCCGTCGGCTTTGTGATCCAGAGCATGGACCATCTCACGCCGCTTGACTGGAACAAGAAAGTGATGGTGGAGAGATATGATTGAGCCAGTGATACTTGAATATCTTCAGACCCGCACGGACATTCCGGTCAAGTTCGAGAGAAGCCCCGACATGGACCCCCCTGCGATCATCATCGAGAAGACAGGCGGCGGAGGAAGGCCTGAGAGCTTACACTCAACCACCCTCGCGGTGCAATCGTATGGTAAGAGCCTCGCGGCCGCCATGAATCTTAACGAGATGGTTAAGGAGTACATGTTCGACGCGGAGCAACTTCCGGAAATCTGCGAAGTACACCTGAATTCAGACTACAACTATTCTGATACGGCCACGAAGCGCTATCGCTATCAGGCCGTTTTTGTTATTACTCATTATTAGGAGGAACCAATGAATGCAAGTAATGTAACGGCTGCGAAGCCGAGAACGACAGGAGTCGTCTATTATGCTGCGCTTGGTACCACGCTTCCGACTGATGCTGATACAGCCCTTTCGAATGATTTCAAAGAGCTCGGACACCTCAGTGAAGACGGATTCACACACAACTTCTCCAAGGAAGCTGACACGATCAGAGACATGGGCGGCACACCGATTCTGACAGTACAGACAGACGTGACTGACGAAGTTAAGTGTACGTTCATGGAGCTTCAGAATGTGGAAGTGCTCAAAGCTCTGTATGGAGAATCCAATGTGACAGGCACACTGGCGACAGGGATCTCGATCACAGGAAACGCTGACGAGGCTACATCGTGTGTGTGGGTCTTCGAGACCATCGGAAGAGACGGCGCACTTCACAGACTCATCTATCCTAACGCGAAGATCTCCGAGATGGGAGAAATTGCGTACAAGAGAGACGAGGCTGTATCGTGCGAGGTGACTATTGCGGCAAGCGCGGACACAAGCGGCAACACACACTATAAGTACATCAAATCTGCTTAATAAGTGGAAAAGAAGGAGGGTGGCTTATGATAACCGGTACAACACCGAGAGGCTTCGAGTTCGAGATAGACCCGAAAGTCCTCGATGACATGGAGCTTCTTGATGCTCTTGCTGAGACTGAAACGAATCCGCTGAGGATATCAGAGGTCTCTCTGAAGGTCTTAGGCAAAGAGCAACGCAAGAAAATGTATGACAACATCAGAACGGAAGACGGCCGTGTCCCGATCGACGCGGCGACGGAAGAGCTGATGTTCATCTTCAATTCAAGCGAAGAAGGAAAAAATTAGTCGCCCTTGCCAGCATGTTGGCAACAGATAGAACCGCAGTCATCTGCGACTTCGCGGAGACTTACGGAATACTGGATATTGAGAGGGTGCCGGTGAGAACACTGTGCACCCTCGCGGCTGGTTTAGGGCTAAACTCAAGAATCAGATTGAAACAAAGCGGCATGAAAGCGCCGTGGGATATAGTGCTGCTTGCGAAAGCGATAGATATACTCCTCGGAGTAGACAAAAAGTCAGACAGCCTCTCGATGATGCTTTTGGAGACCAAAGACGAAAAAGAAGAATCGGATCTGATGGTCTTTGATAGCATCGAGGCGTTTGAGGCGAGGCGAGCGGCAATCTTAGGAGCATAAAATGGCAACATTAGGACAAGCGTATGTTCAGATCGTCCCTACAGCGCAGGGAATATCGGGACAGATAACCAACTTAATGAGCGGCGAGGCGAGTTCAGCCGGAGCGCAGACCGGCGGCATTTTCAGCAAAATCTTCTCGAGCAAGGTCGCAAAGGGTGCGATGATAGCGGGCGCTGCGGTTGCGACAGGCGTCGGAGTCGGGATCAGCGCCTTGAAAAAGGGCATCAAAGAGACGGCTGCCTACGGCGACAACGTGGACAAGATGTCCCAAAAGATAGGCTTCACGGCTGAAGAGTATCAAAAGTGGGACTATGTTCTGCAGAGAGCGGGAACGGACATCGGCAAAATGGCACCTGTAATGAAGACTCTTTCATCACAGGCAGCGAGCAATTCGGCGGCATTCCAGGAGCTGGGCATCAGTCAGGAACAGGTCGCGAACATGTCGCAGGGCGAATTGTTTACCGCGACCATATCGAAGCTCTCCGAAATGGAGAATCAGACAGAGCGTACAGCGCTCGCGTCAAAACTGTTAGGCCGTGGCGCTACCGAGCTCGGTCCTTTGCTCAATGAAGGCTCGGATGCGATACAAGAACAAATGGACATCGCTGAGAAGTACGGCATGGTCATGTCAGATGCGGCGGTCAAGGCTTCGGCGGCGTTCCAGGATTCTGTGACCACGATGCAGATGACAATGACAGGGCTAAAGAACCGCATGATGTCAGAGTTTCTTCCGGCGGCCACACAAATTACAGACGGCCTCGGGAAGATGTTTGCCGGTGATATGAGTGGTGCTGATGATG